AAGCCGCCCACTCCCCGCAGGTCCGGCTCTTGTGCAGATACGAACTTGTTTCCCAATATTCATCGCACCATGCCTCAAACGCAGCGCGCTCGGTCATGGCTCAATCCCAAAGTGTTGTTTGACCTTACGCAACAATTCAACTCGTTCCATATCCCAACCTAACTGTTGTTTCGCCATGATTACATTGCCACCGGGACGGTCAATCATGGCTTGGCATTGTTCAGCGTGATGAAGTTGTACGCCAATCATTCCGTCGATAAGTTCAATTTCTCGGTCGGATAAATTCATGGCTCAAGTCCAAAATGGTTAAGAATTAACAACTTGACGTTGCCGGGATAGTCGGTGCTCAACTCTGCGCACTCCATAATGATACGGTCGGCGAACCGCTGCACGTTGGCGTAGTCGGCAGTGCATTCCTCCCTTCCGCGAGAGTCAACGGTAATGTCAAAGCAGTCGTCCATTAGTTTTCTAATTCGTTCGTTCATGGCTCAACTCCGAAATGTTTCTTAATCGCTCTGGAACAATCGTGTGTTCCTCTTGACCACTCTGAACTAATCCCATGATCCAACAATAAATCACATTGATTGGCACATTCCCGCACAATCAACTCAGCGAGCTTCTGCGAGTACAACTGCTCCCTGGTATACCCGGTTTCTTTGTAGTTGTACTCCTCATAACTCCACTCATTCGCTTTCTCAATGAGTTCATTGACCATTCTGTTGTTCATGGCTTAACTCCAGATGGAAAGAACCTATACTTGATCATTTCAGCACAACTGTTAGCCACTGATTTAAACCGACGTGCTTTTTCCCCGTCATACGTTGCCTCAATGACCGTCCCAATGCCCTGACATTGTTCTATGCAGTCCTTCAATATCAACATAGCGAACTTCTCAAGGAAGGAGTTGAACTCTTCAGTTGTGTTCCACCTCTCTTGACCTAAGCCTGCTTGTTTAGCAAGTTCTTCGATTTGTTTGTTCATGGCCCAATCATCCTTGTTTCCCTGTCCTTTGCCTCAAACAGTTTCTTTACCGCCAATTCCAATGCGTTATAAGCTTCGTCCAGCAACGGCTCATTAAAAGTGGCACAAGTAAAGCTTCGACTACCATGTAGTAAAGTTCTTGCATCATCTTGGTTGCGTTTACGGGCACATTCCACCGCCCCTTGTGCAGCAATAGCAGCGCCCGTGGCAATCTCAATCTCTGTCATTGCTCAACTCCAAAGTGTTCTTTAATCCGGGTTACCACCTGATCGGCTTTGTCCCAGTCAAGAATAGACTGCACCTCATCCCTAGCCTCTTTACAGCACTCCAACACAATATCTTTAGCAGCCCGCTCAACAGTCTCTCTCCAGCCGAAGATCATGTCATCGTAGTGCAGGAGTTCTTTGCACAGCTTCTGGATGTTCTCGTTCATGTTCCCATCCGCTGCTTGATGTCTGCTGAGTCCAGCGCATTGCGCACCTCGTCGTGCGGTTCATACTTCACACCAAACAAAGTTTCCAACCCAGGCAGAAGCTCTTTAAGCATTGCATTGCGAGTCATGGGAAGCATACTAAGCAGAGCAGGAAGATCAAACCCATGATCACCTATCCCAATCAATACGGGCGTGCAGCTACCGGGGTTCCATATGCTTCGATCTTTATCGCCTACGCAGTACTCAATATCTTTCCAAAACCAGGGATTTGCAAACTCGTCAAGCTCTCTGCATAAGCGTTCTACAGGTCCGTAGGGTTCAGTAAGTATCACCCGCCTTCGCCCTATGCAGTACACCTCCGTGTGGTCAAAACCTTTCGGTAAATGGTCTAAGCTTTTTACACCAAACACAGTGTGAAGCTGTGCTTTAGACAGCTTCAACCCAGTACGCTTACACCATTGCCTTGATCTCTCAGCGGCGGCGGGGTTCCCTACAAGATAGATACTCATTTGTTTTCCTCTTGGTTCCTGCCAATCTTTATCCCCGTAATCAGCCCAATGAACCCGCCGATAATAGTTTGGAAAGCCGGCCCGACAATCTGAAACAACTCTTTGTTGTCAACAATATCGTCAAAGAAACCAAACACAAAAACAGTAACCATCGCCATGACTGTAGCTGCCAGAGTACAGCAGGCAATCATGGTTATCCAATTGGACAAAGTTTTATCATTCACTGTGCCACCTCCATCAGTTGACGAACAATGCGTACACGCACGATTTCCATCGTCCCGCGCATCGTTGGTTTCATTGCCTCTATATACTCTTTAGCCGAGATTAAGCTCAAATACGTTTGCACAACGTATGTGGTGTAATTCTCTCGATTGGTTGGAATAAACCAAACTTCAAAAACCTCTGTTTCACCAAGGTTAAATTCTTTCACCGGCTCACCTCAACTTGTGCTTCTGGATTGTTCCTACAGGCCTGTAAATAGTCCGCACAGAAGGGCAGGAAATTAACCCACATGCCCCAGCCATTCGGAGAATTGAACTTCTCAAACCGGTCTTTCTCCGTAGCTAACAAAGCCACCCCCTTGGTCAGTGGCTCAATCATCTGTTTAGCGTGGGTGATACCAATCTCTTCTGGTCTCCACAGGCACATGTAAATGTCAGCCTCCTGGGCCATCCTGCCCACGTTGTGCGTGATGTTCCGGCTGTAAAGCTCAACACCATCATCCTTAAGCATTACGTCTAAGCTCATGTTCCCATCCTTTGTTTAAGATCTGCGCTCTCCAACGCATTGCGCACTTCTTCATGCAATTCTTTAAACGGTACAGGTTCAGGACTGCATTGGTGCCACTTGGCATCGTCCTTCATCCTCCAAGCCCCCTTGCACACTGAACACCGGAAGGTGTGCGGTGCGTGAATCCTGATGCGGTAGTCCATTTAAACAGCCTCAAGGGCAGACTTAGGAACCCAGAAACAAGGGGCGTTCCTCCCGCCTCTATCCCCGTACCACTTCTCCTTCTTAGCATCTATCCCATAGATCCAGCCATGAACTAGGAACTCCGGTCCTGTCCCAGTTACAAGCAAGTACTTGTGGCTGTCTATGTCGTCTTTCCTAACGATCAAGTCGTAGGTTGACTTCCCCATCGTCCTAACTTGCCAGTCTGGTGGCATGTCAGGATCAGCTTTTTCTGCACCTATAGAGGAAGGCCAATACACCCCCAAGGCTTTGGCTGCCGCCATCTCTCCCTGCGCACCTACTATGTTGTAGTACCAAGCCTCAGCAATGCTAGCACTAGCTGCCCCGTTCCGCTCTAGAAACCCTGCTGACATAGAGGACAACCGGCGACGGACACCAACCATAGCGGCAACGTACATCTCGTTGGCTGTTAGGACGATAGGGGTCACGAGGCAACCCCCTTGGTTTTCTCAAAAGTTCTGAGGCCGCCGAGCCCTAATAGACCCAACATCAACTGCCAAAGATTGTCGTCTATTCCAGGCAGTGGAGGCCATTGATGCCCAGTAATTACGCCAAACCACATCAACATAGGACGCAGGATGTACTGAAATAACAAGGCCAGACCGCAGACCCAACCTATGGCGGGCCTCCAACCTGATGTAAACGCACTGGGGCTAGCAGCCTCTGCCTTGTTTACATCCATTTGACCTTGGACAAGAGCCACCGCTGCCGCTAACTGAGCAGCTTCTGCCGCAGACTTATCAGGCCAGATCTTGTTTATGACGGTGGTTGCTAGATCCACCCCGGCAGTTAATGGGTCTAGTGCCATTCGCCACTCTCCATTTGATCCGCAAGCCTATGGGCACGGGTAGAGGTCTGCTGCTCCCACTTGCTGTCTAGCATATGTTCTGCGGCTGCTTTGTAATCCCCGGTCCTTACCGCACCTAGCATCCCAGGGAAGCCCAACAAGCCCCGCAACCCCATCTGGAAGGCCATGTTGATAAGCACTGCCAGCCTAGGCTCAGTTAAGTCTTTTGCCCACGGTAGAGCCTCCAAGACTTGCGCAGTTTTCTCAGCAATATCATTGGTAAGGAGATAGTCAATTTCACTAGGACTAAGACCACCACCACGCCTATCGTCAATGAGCCGACCAACGCCGATAGTAAGGAAACCAAGAGTGTCTTCATACGCATAGCGCACAACTCCCTCATCACGTTTAAGTTGTTCTTTAAGGTTCATTTAAAGCTCCATATCAGAAGTAAAACAAACGCAGCAACTACTGCCATGGCACAACCGACTTGAAAGAATCTATTAAATGGGTCGCGGTAATGAACAAGAGCGCACCCATAATCAGGACCGTAAGGAAACGCCTCATCAAGCGTTCTCGGGAATGTCTTGACTGTCTCGTTGAACTTCAATTTCTTCTCCTGCGTAAAGGGGAAACATATTGCCGCCTTGCTCTGCCCACTGGCGGGCTGCAAGTTCACGTTGAGTTAACAGAATGCAAACTCCATCCACAGAAACCATCCAAGCCACTGGTTTCAAACCATCCATGCTATTACTCCAAAAATCGCCACAAGGGCTACTGACCACATAAGACTGTTTTTAAACATTGCCCTGTAATGCTCGTAGTCTTCTTCTTCATCCGTCATGTCTTGCTCCTTTCAGGCCAGCTAT